TATTAGAATATCATTGTTATCTCTCCGTAGCTCAGTTGGTAGAGCATCTGACTCTTAATCAGAGGGTCCACGGTTCGAGACCGTGCGGGGAGACCAATTGATAAAATGGCTTAAACACTAGGTTTTACTAGAGGTTTGAGCTTTTTTTATATCTTGTTTTAGATACTTTATTTAAATGAATTAGAATGAGTTTAGATGGATTTGGTTGGTTTTTGCGTTGTCAAAAAGTTGTCAAAAAAACTACTCATTTGAGAGTAGTTTTTCATAAATGTTTTTTTTATTTAATTCTAATTTATTTTTTATAAAATCCTCTAATGGATTATTCTCTCTTAATGAAGTTTTATCTAAATGAATATATACTTGAGTGAGCATTTTACTATCAGCATGCCCCATATAATATTCAGCTTCTTTTAATCTTACACCAGAATAATAAAGTAGGGTGGCAAAGGTGTGTCTAAATGTGTAAGGGGTAAATCCATCTTCTTTAAATTCAATGTTTAGTTCCAATGCCTTCATTCTAATTTTATCTTTGATTTTCTTTATCAACCATTTGTAAGATTGACAAGAGAGGTATTCATCTTTCTTACTTGAAAGATTTGTAAATAGCTTATTAGTTTGTATACTTGATAAATAATATCTTACAAAAGGCAAAATATTAGCAAATAGAGGTATGTCTCTAACACTAGTATTGTTTTTAGTGAATTTTTGAAAAATTGCTTGATTTGAAACGTAGACAACAGTTTTATTGATTCTTACATATCCACTTGTTTGAGTAAGAAAAAAATCATCCTTAGTAAGTGCTCTTGTTTCTTCTGGACGAAGTCCGCAATACTTGCTCATGATTACAAACATTTTTTCACGATCATTAAATTCAGCAACTTCTGTTAAATAAAATTCTTCATCACTTAGAATTCTTTTTTCTTTTTTTTCAACTTTAGGTAATACAATTCTTCTACATGGATTTCTATTTATAATTTCATCATCAACAGCATTCTCCATTATTTGATTTAAAGTCATATAAGTTTTATTAGCAGTATTTGGTTTATCAATTAATTCGTTAATTACTTTTTGAATATGTGATTTTTTTATATCGGTCACTTTCATATAATCGATTAAAGTAAAATGATTTTTTAATATTGAATCGTAACTAGCAATACTTTTAGCGCTTATAGATGGCTTTTTATTATCAAACCAAACATATTTATAATCTTTAAAAAGGACGTCCTTTGAATGTAATGAAAGTCCTAATTCGTAATCTATTAATAATTGACGTTTATTTTTTTCTAATTCTGAGATTGTTTTTCCATAGACATAAAATCTTTTCTTATTCAAATAGATAGAAGTAGCATATCTGCCGTCTTTTCTTTTTTTATATTTAGCCATAATTTATCATCCTTGTTCATTTATTTGTTGCTTTAAATCTATGAGCAAATATGATAGAATAAATTTGCTCATGAAGAAAAAGCATAATAGATCCTTTCTTTATGTTTTGAAAATATGTGGTAGTATTTTCCATTTTCATGTGTAGATCAGTGGTGCCAGCCACTGACTTTTTTAATTTAAATTAAATAAATTATAGAAAGTGTCTTCATCTATGATTTCAATATCTTGACCCTCTAATTTATATTTTTCAGCTTTTTTGTGTTTACTTGATTTTCCATCTTTGATGGATGAACAATAATCATTATTTCCTAATATTAAATAATTAGTTTTTTTAGTAACTGAATTATCAAGTATTCCTCCAACATTAACAACAAGTTGCATTGCATCTTTTCTAATCATTTTTTCAAGTTTGCCAGTAAAGACACAATGTTTATTGTAAAAGAAATTGTCTTCATCAATTTCAATATTATCTGGTTTAATGGCATGTATATCTATATTTTTGCTAGAATAATTTTTTTTAGCAAATATATCATTGATTTCTAAACCATTATTTTTCATTTTTTCTTTAATACAGTCATAAAGTTCTTTAGTACATAAGCAATCACTCATAGAGCGATGTTCATTTCTAGAAATTTCTAAATAATTAGACATATCAGTTAATCTATGATGACTTAATTCTTTAAATAGCTTTCTACAAAATTGTAATGTATCAATATATTCATTTTTTAACTCTTCGTTAAATCCCTTTTGTAAGAAAGAAACATCAAAAGAGATATTATGACCTACTAGTACATCGTTACCTATGAAATTAAGTACTTCTTTCTTTAAATCTATAATTTTTGGTTTACCTTTTAACATTTCGTTTGTAATTCCAGTAATAGAAGTAATGTATTCATTAATAAGAAATCCTGGATTGATTAAACTATTATACTTGTCAACGATTTTGTTTTCTTTTACTTTAATAATTCCTATTTCGATAATACTATCATAATTTGGTGAAAGCCCAGTAGTTTCTAAATCTAATACACAGTAATTGTCTATTATTTTTCTAACATATTTCATATTTTTCTCCATTCATAATCATCTAAATAATTTTAACTATTTTAAATTTTTCTTGTCTTGTGATAAAAATCTAGCAAATTCTATTAGTTTGATTGTAGCTTCTGTATTTAAAGTGTTCTTAATCATATATGATAATTCTTCATTTATAGGATATGATGTTGTTTTTACGTTTCCGTTATAATTTAAACCAGTTACTAAATAATCAATAGAAACTGAAAAGATAATTGAAAGCTCTTTTAATACAGTGATAGGGATAGCTCTTTTTCCTGCTTCATATTTTTGTAATGTTGATCGTTCAATTCCTAATGAGGAAGCTAAGTCTAATTGGGATTTATTTAAATTTAAACGACATTTTTTGATTCTTTGACCTATTTCAATATATTCATTATTTTCTTTAGAATAATCTGGAACATCATTATTTTCATCATCTAAATCCCAGTCCATTAAATATGATGGAGTTGTATTTAAAACTTTTGAAAATTTGACTACTTTAGATTGTGATACATCATTTTTTCCAAGTTCTATCTTATTTATTGTTGATTTGGAAGTATATCCCATTGCAGTTGCAAGTTCTTGTTGTGACATTCCCAATTCAATTCTTCGTTGCTTTATTCTATCTCCTATGCCCATTTCAAACACCTCCTTTATAAGATTATACTAACATGTGGTGGCTAAATATTCAACTTTAATTGAAAAGTGTTTCAAATATAGTTGACATATAGTCTACTTAGATGTACTATGTTTGTGAGGTAGATAAATTAGCTACTAAAATGGAGGTGATAAAATGACAGATACATTAGAAATTAAAAAGATTATTAGAATGAAAGGTTTTACTTTAGACACACTCTCGAAAAAAATAGGGATTTCGCGCACTTCATTAAGTTATAAAATCAATAATATAGTTGAATTCAATGCACAAGAAATAAAACATATTCAAAAGATTTTAGAACTTTCCAATGAGCAAAGGGATCATATTTTTTTTGCGGAAGCGGTAGATAAATAATCTACTCAAAAAATACTACCACTAAAAATAAAAAAGGAGACACGTGAAAATGGAAAATACTACCACAAATAATTTATATCCAAAAAGATACATGTCAATTAAGGAACTTGTTCCATATGGTTTTACTGAACATCAATTGAAACAGTTTTTAAAAATAAAAGGGTTTCCTGCATATAAAGCGCCGGGAAAGACTTCTAAATGGCATATAGATACAACTAAGCTAGACAGTTGGTTAATGAGAAGATTTGGAACAAAGGGGGATTCATAAAATGAAAGTTATAAAAAATAGACGAACTATTTGGATTATTAGGTTTGACAGATGCTTTTTAGATCTTCTAAGAACTGAAAATTTGAAAGATTATTTTAGCGGAAAGTTAGATGCATACGTTGAAATCATGTACCTTCAAAACATTATCAGCAAAGAAGAATATCAATATTTATTTAACGCTATTCAGGAAGCAAGAACATTAGATTTGTCACTAAAAATGGAAGAAATCTTAAATAAAGTTTAATAAAAATATTTTCTCAGCTGAAAGGAACTTGTCATTAAATGCCATTTACTAGTATTTGTTTGTACGTATGTGTTTCATTTGTTGAACTTCCCTCAGATGGCAGGTTCCTCTCAGTTGAGAAACTTCAATATTAACATTGAAAGGAGAATACATATGGTTCTGTTGGTTTCGTTTATAGCTAATATAGTTCAGTTTATAGCTAATATAGTTCAAGTAATTATAATCATGTTTTTAATAAAAAATTACAAAAAATTAGAAGAAATGTGGTTTCAATTAACGAATAAAGTAATTGCTTTAAAGTATCAAGTTAGAGAAATGCATATTGAAAAGAAACGCATTTTAAAAGAAATGGATGAACTAAAAAATGAAAATAGTAATTTCATGGTTGAAAAATAGAAGAATTAAAGAAATGAAAATTGAAACACTTTCTTCTAGAGGATTGATCACAATCATAGTTGTTCTTTTGATTTTTGCAAAATTGCTAACAATGATAGCTGATGCGCTATTGTCAATCATTTTCTAAATATAACAGATAGTTCTTATCTGTTAGCAATCATAGAGACTCTTACTACAATCGATACACAAGTCCCTTTACAAAAATTCTATGATTGCTAAGAGATAATAACCTCTGAAAAGCTATTATCAATCATTCTCATACCTCCAAATTTGCAAAATGATTTTGATTACAAACATAAAAAGAGAAAAATACGATGTTTTTAAGTGATAAATACGTTTTGATAATAGCTTTTTATTTTTTTGAAAGGAGAGAAAATATATGGATACTGAAAAATACTGCAGTCCAGTAGCAACTCAATTGTTTCTTGATTTGTCATCAATCGAATCAAAAGATGGGCAAAGAGATACATACAATGATTTTCTAAATATTTATGTATTGAAAAACATTAAAAATTTTGAAAATGCGGGTGTATGTGATGATTTTGATACATTGGCTGCGCATTATTATTTGAGTGATGTAATGATTTTTGGAAAGCTATGTGCGATTTTGAATAAGCAAGAAAATAAAAGAAAAGTGCTTTTGGAAGCGAATGAACTCATAAAAGGTGAGATGTATCAAGAAAGCAAGGATTTCATAGATAAATATTTTCAATAAAAAAAGAAACCATCAACCAATGGTCAATGGCATCTAGAAATTATATTAACCTAACACAATTATTATAGCATATTTCTATAAAAAAAGTAGATATATTCTATTAAAAATATAGTTTCTATGATGCCTTGTATCTCTTGTAATGCGTCCTAACAAGTCGACGAAAAAGAAATACACAGATAAAGAATATGACTATGAATCCTTGTATGATACACCTATCAATCAGCTAGAAGAAAAGGAAATAGAAAATCTTCTAAGGACAAACAGCATTGATCATCATTATGTTGCTAAAACAATAAGTGCTGGAAATATGTTTGAGGTTGAACTTTATCCAATTTTCAATAAAAAGGATTTTCAAGAATTCAAGGTAAAAAGAAAATCAAGGAAAGCGCAGAAAAATCTAAATGATAGAAATTCAAGAAAGCAATTCATTAGATTGATTAATTCCAACTTCACTAAAGATGATTACATTATGCATTTGACTTATTCAAATGAAAATCTTCCACCAAGCATTGAAGATGCTGAAAAGGAAGTTTACAAGTTGATTAGAAAAATCAACTATAGAAGAAAGAAAAAGAAGCTTCAAAATGCCAAATATATCTATGTGACGGAGTATGATCTTCAAAAGAAAATTAGGGTTCATCATCATTTGATTATTGATGGAGGTATCGATAGAAAAGTGATGAAGGACTTATGGACAAATGGAATAAGAACAAAAGTCGAAGAACTTGAACCAGATGAGTATGAACTGTCTGGTCTTGCTAATTATTTGTCAAAAGATCCAAAAGGAAAAAAGAGGTGGAAATCCTCGAAAGGTCTTAAAAAGCCAAAAGAAAGAAAAAGCTATACTTCTTTTTCTAAGAAGAAGATTAGAAATATGATTGCTGATGATACAAATGTATCAGTTTATATGAATAGCAATTATAAATCTAAAACCTATCTTGATCATGAAATCCGCTATAACAAAGTCAATCATATGTACTACATCTATGTACGTATGAGAAAGAAAGACTTTACTGAAAAAAAGAACGTAAGGAGAAACATCTGAGATGAAAATAAAATTGACAAAATCGATGCTTAAATCATACATAGATGAATTTATTGAAGATGAAGTTATGGATGAAAAAGCATCATCTACTTATAACAAGTATAGAAAAGTCGTAAGTGATTTTGTTGATTTTTTCGATAAGGAAGATGTAGCAAAAAGTGATTTGATTTCTTACAAGAAAAAAATAGTAGAAAACTTTTCTACTAAAACAGTCAATAACTACATCATCATTATCAATAAGTTTGTTAAATATGTAGAACTCAATAAAAAAGGAGAATACAACTCTACAAAAGCAAAAACATATGTAAGTGACTATCGTTTGAAAGTTATCAAAGAGCAGGAAAAGACATCGATTGAAAATGTCATCAAACCAGAAGAATTTAAACGTATGCTATCAAAGGCTAAAAAGACTGGAAATATGGAAACTTACATGATCATGAAGATATTTGGATACACCGGTATTCGTGTATCAGAACTTAAATATTACACAGTTGAAAATATCAAAGAGAGCAAATCAAAAAAATATGTAACTGTATTCAACAAAGGAAAGGAACGTAGTGTTCCAATGCGAGGGGATTTGAGAAGAGAGCTACTTGCATATGCCAAAGATAAAAAGATTGAATCTGGTACGTTATTTCCATCAGAAAAAAAGAATGATGGTTCAATGATATCAGAAAGAACAGTTGAAAGAAGAATTTTAAAGATATGTGGAATGTGCAGAGGTATTGATTTAGCAAAGGCACATCCGCATTCATTCAGACATATGTTTTCTATACAATTTTTAAAAGCCGGTGGCAACTCAACAGAGCTTGCTAGGATTTTAGGACATTCAGATATTAAAACGACTGAAATATATGCGAATACTTCTGTAGAGGAAAAGAAAAAGAATGTTGAAAGAATCAAATATTAAAGAGGTGATGGAAATGAAAACATTAAAAGAATTTTTGGAAGCTTTTCAAAATGAAAATTACAAAATCAGTATTGTTAACAGTAATAGAGTTTCTAGTGATGAAGATCATGTATTAATCACTACGGATAAGAAATATAAGGACTGTATAAAAGACAAAATCTTAAATTCAACTGTAAGTGGCTTTGCTATCAATGATTATGATGAAAGATTAGTTATAGAAGTCAAAATATAGAAATGAGGTAAAAAAATGATTATTGAAGTAAAAACAGTAGAGATACTTGCTAAACAAAAGATGCAGTTTGAAGCAACAACTGTAGTAAAAGAAGAAAAACTAATTAAGTTTATGACTGGTTTTAAAAATAGTTTAAAAGAGACCAGAAATGATGGCTATATCAAAGAAGTAGCTTTGCATTTAGGAGTGGATGAAAACAGTAATCTTATCCTACGTGAGTATGCAAAAGTAATACTCAATCCATTGTTTATGCATTCTAATGAAAAAATAGAAGAAATCATACAGGAAATGAAAAAAGTAGAAGAAAAAATAGAAAAAGTTTTTTGATAGCAAAATCTCTTGAAACCCTTGCTACATAAGGGTTTAGAGAGGTTTAAGTGATGTCGTATAATTATAGGTTATACGTCATAGTTATATAGGTGTTTGAGGAGGTCAAATATGCAAAAAACATACAAAAGAGCCATCTTTGAATGCATCGATTATGAGGATATGAAAGAAATATTTAGAAAGAATTATGCTGATAAATATAGATTGATTGGTTATCGTCTGACGATGATAACTGAACAAAAGCATAGAGCTTTAATGATTATGTATCCTTTACAAAAGGAAGTGAAAAAATGAATTATCAAGAATTTTTGGAATCAAAAAAGAAAATCAAAGAAACAAATGGAATTGATATTGAAGTTGATGCTCTAAACTCCGTTTTATTTGATTATCAAAAAGCCATTGTTAAAAAAGCACTCAAAAAGAAAAGATTTTGTCTTTTTGAAGCATGTGGAATGGGAAAGACATTGCAACAATTGGAATGGGCGCATAAAGTAAATATTTATACTGACAAGCCAGTATTGATAGTTGCGCCACTCGGTGTAACTGTACAAACAGCCTATGAAGAAGCTCCACTATTAGGTTATAAGGTTCATGTATTAAGAGATGATTTTTCTATTGATAACGGGCTTTATATTACAAATTATGAGCAGTTGGATAATATCGATACTTCTTTGTTTTCTGGTGTAGTTTTGGATGAATCAAGCATCTTAAAAAATTTTACTGGTAAAACAAGAGTAAACTTAACTAATTTATTTAAAGATACTGAATACAAGTTATGTTGTACCGCAACTCCTGCACCAAACGATTTAATGGAATTGCTCAATCATGCTGATTTTTTAGGAATAGTCACTACCGCACAAGCTTTAGCAACTTATTTCATAAATGATATGAAAACAGGAACATATCGCTTAAAAGGTCATGCGACAAAGGATTTCTATAGATGGTGTTGCTCGTGGTCAGTCAATATCGAGAATCCAAAAGATCTAGGATTTGATGCAGATTACTACGTTTTACCTAAGCTTATTGAAAAAAATATCATTATCGATATTGATGTAATTGATGATAGCTTTGAACATGGACTATTTAGAGACATTGGAACATCAGCTACTTCATTTCATAAAGAAAAGAATAGAACCGCTGATATTCGTGCTAAAAAATGTGCTGAAATAGTCATGAAAGGTGATGATCAATACTTGATTTGGTGTGATACAAATTTAGAAGCTGATTTATTAAAAAAATACATTCCAGAAGCAATTGAAGTAAGAGGAAGCGATAAACCTCAAAGAAAAGAACAATGTGCATTGGATTTTAAACAAGGAAAAACAAGAGTGTTGATTTCAAAACCTAAAATATTCGGTTATGGAATGAATTTTCAAAAATGCCATAATGTGATCTTTTGCGGATTGACTTATTCTTATGAAAATTATCATCAAGCATTGCGACGTATCTATAGATTTGGACAAAAGCATACAGTTTTTTCTTATATCGTTTTAGGGAGTACTGAACTTCACATTTTGGACAATGTCAATAAGAAAAAAGAATTGCAGCATAATTTGAAAAATCAAATGGATATGTCTGTTCAAGAAATACAGTTATTGAATTTTAATGAAAGCGAGGTGGAAGAGGTACACCAATCTCAAAAGATTGATTTACCTGCATTTATATGAGTTACAAATTATACAATGATGATTGCGTAAATGTATGCAGACAGTTACCAAATGATTGTATTGATTTAACAATCACATCGATTCCATTTGCTAATCTTTATACTTATAGTGATGATCCTAGAGATTTTAGCAATGTAAAAGATTTAAATGAATTCTTTCAACAAATGGATTACTTGATTCCAGAGCTTTATAGAATTACGCGCCCAGGGCGCATTATTGCATTACACGTGATGCAGATTCCAACTTTCAAAGGGAGAGATGGAGCAATGGGCTTGATAGATTTTAGAGGAATGACCATCAAAGCTTTTCAAAAGCATGGATGGACCTATCACGGAGAAATCACAGTGTTTAAGGACCCTCAAATTGAAGCTACTAGAACTAAATCAGCATCTATCTTGTGGAACTCTTATAAGAAGTTTGCTGAAATCACACGTACGGGAATGCCGGATTACGTTATATTGATGCAAAAACATGAGCGAGAAGATGAATGGGTTCATGTAATACACGAAAATATCGATGATGAGTTTCATCAATGGACACGTTTAGCTAGTCCATGTTGGGGTATTGGTAAAGAATCACCTAAAGTATCAAGAACAAATGTCTTAAACACTAAAATTGCCAAGGAAGAAAAAGATGAAAAGCACATGACACCACTTCAATTAGATTTGATAGAGCATTTAATTAAGTGGTACACAAATGAGGGTGAAACAGTATTTGATCCATTTGGTGGAGTTATGTCTGTGCCATATTCAGCGGTTAAATTAAATAGAAATGGAATAGGTTGTGAAATCAAAGCAAGTTATTTTAAAACGGGATTGAATTTTATTCAAAACTTAGAACGTTCTTTAAATCAGCCTACATTGTTTGAGCTATGAAAGCTATCTGGATAAATAACATTCTCTACGAGCATCAAGATAAGGTGTTAAATCATTATAATCTAGAACCTGCAGATGAATATGTAAAAAAAGTTTTTCCAGATGCAGTATACATGGAAAGAAGAGAAGACTGGACACATGTCTTTATACCACATCAAGGATTATTAGAAGCTAATAGCTTCACATATAAAATTGATGGCAAATGGTATGATTCATGGGGCACTAGTGAACATAGTAAGTTGGTTGAATTTTATGAAAAAGATAAAAAGAGATGCGGATATGAGCAGGTGAGTTTGTTTTGACAAATGAAGCTAAAAAGGAAATAGAAAAAGAGCCAACAAAAAGAGAAAAGCTAGAAGATTTCTTAATCAATTGGACAAAGGAAAAACACTTACCTTTAGTGTATGAAAATAAAAAACTCAAAAATGAAGTAGAACGTCAAAAAGAATTGTTCAACCATCAAAAAATCGAACTTGATTATCAAGAAACTAGATATAAGCAATGTGACAATGAAAGATTGCGATATCGTGAAATGGCTGTTGAATATAGAGAAGATAATAAACGTTTAAGACAAGAACTATTTTTATTGAGAAAGGAGCTAAAAAATGACAAATAAGAAAAAAATCATGATGAAAGTGTTGATTGTAGCGGTTATGTTTTTTGGATGTTTGCTTTTATGGACGGGTAGAGTTGCTAACATTCTAGCTATTCTATTGTGTCTAGGCTGCATTGAATTTCTTTTATTGAATCAACTCTATAATGAATTTTCTAGCAAAGGTAAAAAGAAATGAATTATCTGATGTTAGATAAAGATGATATTACAAAGTCATATGGAAAGATTTCAAAAAAAGAATTATTAAAAGAATTGGATTTTAAAGAATATCAGTTAGTTAGCTTTTTAAATAATCAAGGTATTTTTAGAGGAAAATACATCATAGTAGAAGATGATGAAAAGGATGGCATATTGATAGGAGAAGTAACTGGAAAAAAAGCCAAAAAATATTATGCAACACGTGATGGTAGATTCTACATCAAATGGGCTAGTGGATGTATAACTGAACTCTATCCTTTTCCTAAAAAAAGAGGAAATGAAACGATTGCGGTAATAAGATTCAATAGAAAAGAAAGATATGCTAAAAATCTAATTGCATCATTATTTATTAAAGAAATGAATAAAAGTGACTTTGTTATATTAAAAGATGGCAATTGGGAAAATATATCAGTTGAAAATTTAGAAATCATTTCTCAAAAAGAATATAGAAGCATCTCTAGAAAGAAGGAACAGAAAAAAGTTGGAAAATTTATAAATAATCAGTTGTTTAAAAAATATTCATCAGCATGGGATGCATCGAAAGACTTATGCATTTCTTATCAAACTGTTATCGATTATTGCTACAACGCAGTCAAAGACCCTAAACATGATTTGAGGTGGATTTGATGAATGATAAAAGAAGCAATGAATATGTCGTTTACGATAAAGAAGAAAACTTAATCATGGTTGGAAATAGTGCAGAAATAACAGAAAAATTAGGAATAACAATAGGTACATTTTACAGTTATGTTAGTAGAGGTGATTCATCGAAAAGCAATTATAGAATCTATCTTATTAAAGAGGATGAATAGTGATTTATGAGAACTTGTTTAGAATGTAAACATTTGGATAAGTCAAGGAAATTAAACAGTGTTGAAACACATTCAAAGAGATATGGATGCAATTCAAGATGCGATGGATATATATGTGGTTGGATCAGTAGAGAAAAAGAACTAAGTGAAATGGGATGTAGTTATTTTGAAGAAAGGAAAGAAAATGAGCAATTAAGCTTGTTTTAAAAAAATATGAAATTAAAAAATATATTATATGTATTAAAGCCAGTTGGAAAGCTGTTTATTGTTGATAAAAATGGCAATTCTTTAGCAAAAATAGATGCAGAAAATATCAATACTATTGCTGATGAGCTTGATGATTGTGAAGTAACAGAAATATATCCAAGTACACACACGGAAGGAATGACATTATATCCAGTACTTGTAGTAGAAATAAAAATTAAAGAAAAAGGAGAGTAATCTATCCTAGTGAAACTAGGTTTGATGATATAGGACACGTTCATCAGCAAAAGCTAAACGTATGGAGATACGACTCAAGTAGCAGCTTAACCACATCTAGATAGATAGTGGTTGATTATGAAACACATTATCAGTTTAAGCGGTGGAATAGGAAGCTATTTCACTTTAAAAAGAGTATTAGAAAAACAAGATAAAGAAGATGTGATAGCAGTATTTTGCGACACACTTCAAGAAGATGGGGATTTATATAGATTTTTAAATGATATTGAAAATAAATTTGATTTAGAAATTATTAGGTTATCCATAGGAAAAACACCATTTGAATTAGCGTATGAGGATAATTTTCTTTACAACAGTAGAATAGCTAATTGTAGTAAGAAATTAAAATCAAAGCCATTTAATGAATGGCTGAAAGTTAATTTTAAAGAAGATGAATGTATTTTGTATTTAGGAATTGATTGGACAGAGACACATAGGTGTGAAGCTATAAGAAAAAATTATAAACCTTATCAAGTTGAATTTCCAATGTGTCAAAATCCATTGATCAGTAAATATGAAATGCTAGAAGAATTAAAAAATGAGGGAATAGAGATACCTCGTTTGTATAAATTAGGATTTTCTCATAATAACTGTAAAGGATGTTGTTTTAAAGCAGGAATAGGTCATTTTAAACTTTTATTAGAAAAAGATAGAATAACCTATTTAGAGTTTGAAAACAAAGAGCAGTTATTGAGAAAAAAATTAAATAAAGATGTATCAATATTAAAAAGAAAGGGTAAAACATTCACTTTAAGACAACTAAGAGGGCTTATTGAAAATACACCGGAGCAATTAAGTTTATTTGAATGTAGTGATTTTGGTGGTTGTGGATGTTTTATGGAATAGAAGAATAGGTAATAAAAAATGAAATTATTATTATGTGTTCTATTGGCTTTGATAATCAATAAATTATTTCTTTAGGAGGGGGGAAGAAGATGATTATAGTAGATAACATTGCAGAATACGAAACATTATCAACTATCAAAAACTTTTGTAAAAATCATGATGAATGTAAAGGATGTTTATACAACTTTATGTGCAGCTTTTTTAATAAAGATATTGTACCAGAAAATTGGGAAATTAAATTGGAATTAAAAAAAGAAGAATCAAAAAAAAGACAAGATATAGATATTACTAAACAAATACAAGAGAAGATATCAGATAAGCTAGTTGATGAAAAGTATGATCATATGACTAGTAATGAAATAGCACAATCAATTATGAAAAATTCATTAAAAAAACAGTAAAAAGTTTTTTAAAAGTAAAATCTCTTGAAACCCTTGCTACATAAGGGTTTAGAGAGGTTTAAATGATGTCGTATAATAATAGGTTATACGTCATAGTTATATAAGCAATTTAAGGAGAAAAAATATGAAATTTGAATTAGATTTGCTAGAAACAATAGCCTATAACATATCAAATAAAGAAGAAAAATTTTCAAATGTTATGGAACTGACAATTATGAAAAATAAAGGTTATTTCCAATATGTGCATAATGATATGACATTAAAAGAAGCAATCATTATGTACAGAAAATTATTAAATATTAAATGATAGGAGAAATTAGAATGAGTGGTAATTATGAAAAAAATCCAAAATCTTTTGAATGTGACAATTCAAAAATTCTTGATGATATATTGAAAACTCAAGATGAAGAGTTAAAAGCTTTTTTAGTTGATGAAATGAAATCAAAAGAAAATGAATATGATCTTGCTAAAAAATTAAAATTAAAACATAAGACTTTTGAAAATATTATAGAATTAGAAAATTTTGTTAATAAGAGAATAATTCACAAATCAAATATTATTAACATTCAATATATTCAAAATGGATTCACGGGATATTATGTATTATTTTATTTTAAATAAAGGAGATTATTAAAATGGAAAATTTAAATATTAAAGGAAAATTAAGAGAAATGTTTACAATGCAAAAAGATTTGAATGAAAACATTTTAAAAGAATTCGGTGAAGATAGCATGACAGAAGAGAAACTAGAGTTAGCTATTATCGACGAATTAGGGGAGTTAACTCATGAATGTAAAGGAGTTTGGTGCTGGTGGAAAAAAACACAACCACCTGTCAATCGTCAAAGAGTATTAGAAGAATTGGTTGATGTTTATCATTTCGTAATGACATGGGAACTTTACCAAAGTGATAATGATATAGATTTTATTATTAAAGAGTATGGCTATTATATCATTCGATTTGGAATGGGTGTAACAGGTGCGTTAGGCAACTTTATCGGTGCTGTAGCAAGTAATTTTGAAAAGCTAGATGCTCTTTTAGATCTAACTGAAATGTTAGGATTTTCATTTGACGAAATATATCAAGAATATCTTAACAAAAATAAAATAAATTACGAACGACTTAAGAATGGGTATTGATTATGACAGCACAAGAAATGTTTGAAGAACTAGGTTTTAGAAAAAATACGTCAATTTGTTATGGAAAAGATCATATTGTTTATGAAAAAGCAATAGGCAATGAAGAAGATGATTGTGGATTTGATATATTTACAGTTGAATTTAAAGATAAAATCTTTACATATCATAACACATGGAATAGTGCTATTAAGACGAATGTAGCAATATTAAGAGCTATCCATAAACAGTTTGAGGAATTGGGGTGGTTAGATGAATAAAAGAATACTTGATGTTTGTTGTGGATCAAGAATGTTTTGGTTTGATAAAACTAACAAAGATACCATATATATGGATATTAGAGAATTTGAAGATACTCTATGTGACGGAAGACATCTTTCGGTAAAGCCTGATGTAATCGGTGATTTTAGAAATATTCCATTTAATGATGAAACATTTAACATGGTTGTATTTGATCCACCCCATTTAATCAAGGCGGGAGATAATTCATGGTTGGTAAAAAAATATGGAAAATTATCTAACGCTTGGCCACAAGATATCAAACAAGGATTTGATGAATGTATGAGAGTTTTAAAGCCGAATGGTACTCTGATATTTAAGTGGAATGAAGAACAAATTAAATTGAAAGAAATCTTAAATTGTATTAATTACAAACCGCTTTTTGGGAACAAACGCTCAAAAACACATTGGCTAGTGTTTATGAAGTGAAAAAATGATAGGAGTGAAAAATAGATGAATAAATACGAAAAAGCATTTAATCATTTGAAAGAACACACATCATTTGATACTGTGGATGAAATGATTGATATAAAAGAATTAGTGGAAAAAGCAATACCAGCAAAGCCAATCCATGAAGAAGTACAAAGCAAAATCAATGAACTTTATGGTCATGAGTTTTGGTTTTGCTCCAAATGTAAAAAACTTGTAATGGCAAAAGATGACTACTGTGTAAATTGCGGACAAGTACTAGATTGGAGAGTTGAAGATGGAGAAGCCTAGTAGAGAAGAATATACAGATTTAAGCACTCAAATGGGTGGTGATGCAGTCCGTTTGTATGTAGAAGCTCTAGAAGCATATTGCAAGCAATTAGAAAAAGCACTAGATAAAGCGTGCAAAGAATTATCATCACATACAGTTGAATGTGACTTAGTTCAATGCCCATTTAATTGTGAATATGATAGTTGTGATTTTGATTGCGGAAATACTCAAAAATGGAAGGAATGGTGTATGAGAGATGAAGAAGATAATAGGCAATAAACTATACGATACTGAAAAAGCAGAAAAGATATATTCTTTTATGCAAAAAAGAAAAACATTTAAAATTGGAAACACACAATTTTTCAAATGGTATGATGTTGATGCTTACAAAACAAAAAAAGGAAATTATTTTATTTATGGATATAGCGACGATACAACCACCAAACCGTTTATAGAAAAAACCACATTAGAAGAAATCAAGAAAATTATAAAAACAATAGATCCTGATAAATACATAGAAATGGGATTTAATGATTTTGAAGAAGCATAGGGAATACATGAAAGATGATTAGATATAGATTTGATCCTGTTATTTATCATGCATGTGTAACAGAATTTTCAAAATACATCAACTTTGTAACATCACACAAAGCACAAATCAAAAGAAAACAAAGGAGGATGTTAAAATGAAGAATAAATATCAAGCCTCTTTGAGTTGTATCAAATACTACTGTGGCCATTACAATAAGGCTGTTGAAACAGCAATTTCTAATCTGCAGGAAGAGTAGATAGAGTTCTAACTAATTGCAATCATAGGAGATAATAATGAGAAGCACATATAGAAACCTGCAGATTATAAAACATGCCTTGCAGTATTACATTTCTAGATCAAATGCCAATGAGAAAGATTTAGCAAGAGAAAAAAGTTTATTGAAACGTATCGAAGATGAAGTTGAATATTATCAAAAAGGATATCATATTACAAAAAAAGAGGTGAAAATAATGGATATTAAAGAACAAATGAAAGAAATCATGGATGCATCTGTTACATGTGATAAATGCAATCATGAATTTGTAATAAAGGAAGAATCGATAATGAAAGAAAAGATGGAAGTAAAAGGATTGAAGTTTGATCTAATTTATTTCTATTGTCCAAAATGTAAAAAGATTTATCGTGCTTCTATTCAAGATAGAAAGTATTATCTTCTAGTTGAAGAACTTGATAAAGTAAGAAAACAAGTTAGAAATAACTTTGGAACGTTTGATACAACTAAAGCAAATAAGTTAAATAAAAAGCTAAAAAAGAAATCCAATGCATTAAAAAATCATGTATTAGAAATGAATGATAAGTTCTCTGGTGAATTTGCTTTCTTTGTTGATAACAAAGGAAATAGGACTATTGAGTATATCGAAAATGATAACATCAATTAGAAGTGAAAGGAGTAGCATATGAAAGAATCTAAATATCAAGTGTTGAATTGGAAAAGATGGAAAGCAACTGCAATTCTATTAAAAGAAACAAAAAAAGAGTTGGAAAATACTACACAAGCTATATCATATTCAAATGAATTACCAGGAGGTTCACACAAAACGATTTATGAAAAATATAATAAGCTTATTGAAAATCTTGATAAATATGACGAACATATAAAGATGTATGATACTGTTGTCGACTTTTTAGAAGAATCTATTACTAAATTACTAAACGAAAAGCAAAGGGAAGTAATTATAATATATTCTAACTATCCTAATAACAGTATTGAAAGAATAAATGAAGCTGTTAAAAAAGGATATTCACAAGCAACTTTTTATAGAATTGCTGATGAAGCATTTGATATTTTAGATGAGGTTTTAGCTTTAAAAAATAGGGATGTAGAAAAGATTTTAAAAGCTGAAAAAGAAAATTGATAATTATTTGATAATTTTTTTAAGGAAAAATGTGTTATTATGGTAATGTGGTTTAAATGAAAACAACATCAATGCTTTGTCTTGAAAGCGAAGAGATAGATTATGTCTATCTCTTTTTCTTTACAAAAAAAGGAGGTAGATATTATGTATCATGGAATTCAAAAGAAAATAGTGACTGATGAATGGATGATCAAAGAAACAAAAGTTAAAGCACAAAATAAAGATTATATTTATGGTTATGAATATAATGGAGTCTTTTATCAATTGGATATGTTTCCAGAAAACATAAACCAATCATTAAAGGAACTAAAAGACAAAGGATATAAGAATATCTATTACAATAAAGTGGATGAAGAAAAGAAGAACGCTAGAAGAAGTAAAGCAGCTAGTCAATGATGGTGATGTTCATGCATTCTATGTATCACGCGAATGGAAAGATAAACGCATAGAGATACTTAATAGAGATCATTATGAATGTCAAAGATGCAAGGGTAATTATGTTGTTGAATCAAAACCAATAAAGAGAATTAAAATCAAACGTGCAAAGTATGTACATCACATCATACCGATGAAAGATTGTTTTGAATTAGCATTGGATGATGATAACCTGGTAAGTCTTTGCTTTGAATGTCATGAGATAGTTGAAGATAGAGATGGAACTTGGAAAAAATTCAAGTATAAAAAGAAATTGACTAAAGAAATGTGGTAATTCAGTATACCCCCCGTCAAAGTCTCATGCGAATTTGAAACACGGAGAACGGGCATGTGGTCCTAACTTTTCAGAAATATTCGCGCGTGCGTGATAACGGGTGGTTGATTAGAAAAAATAATGAAAGGGGTGTTGTTATGACAAAAAAAGAAATCAAGGATGACTTGCTTGAACAGCTAGAAGCACAAGGGAAGTATCAAAATTACTATCTTGATTTGATTGAAGACTATATGAAATATTATGATCTTAAAAGAAAATGTCAACAGGACATCAAAAAAAAAGGATTGCGATATACAGTTACATCCGGAAATGGTTTTAAAAGCGAAAAGCCTAATGAATCTGTGCAAAACCTAATGAAAATAACAACAACTATGTTGAAAATCCTTGATGAATTAGGTTTGCAAAATCCAATCAACACCTCTGATAATTCGGATGATGATTATTATTGATTGAATGTCAAGAAATCAATGATTATATCGACTATGTAAAAAAGAATCCAGATAAGATAAACAAAGAAAGAAAATTACTGATAAAGAACATTGTTATGCCTACATTGGCTAGAAATGATGTTTTTTTTGATGAAAAAACATATCAAAATTGTTTAAAATTTTGCGAAAATAACTATTATCCTTTGTTTCCTTATCAAAAATTCATATATGCTTTTGTATTTATGTATGTCGATGATGTCCCACTTTTCACAACAATCATTATATTGATGGGACGTGGAAATGGGAAAGATGGTTTTATTATGCCACTGATGAATTTTTTTCAGACACCATTATACGGAATTAAAAATTATCACATTGATATCATCGCAAATAATGAACAGCAAGCAAAAGATAGCTTCAATGTTGTTTACGAAATGTTAGATGCCCAATGGAATAAATTTAGAAGTAAATTCTATAAAACAAAAGAGCTTATCAAGAATAGGAAGACACGAGCTGAGTTGCGTTATAATACTTCTAACGCTAAGACGAAGGATGGTAAGAAATCGGGAGCTATTCTTTTTAATGAATATCATGGATATGAAAATTATGATCAGATAAAAGTGTTTAATTCTCAATTAGGAAAAATAAAGCACGCAAGAAAATTTATTATTACTACAAATGGGAACGTTCGAGAAGGTCCTTTAGATGATTTAATTCAATTATACAACGATATATTAAAAACAGGAGAAAATGATTTAGGTTATTTTCCTTTTTTTTGTAAAATCAACTCAAAAGAGCAAGCTAATGATCCTAAATATTTTGTCTTAGCAAATCCATCGATGGAATTTCTTCCAGATTTAAAAATACAAATTTTAAGAGATTTTAAAGAAGCACAAAAATTACCATCGATGATGACAGAATTTTTAACTAAAAGAATGAATCTACCTGCAAGAAACGAAGAAATAACAGTAGCTAAATGGGAAGACATTTTAAGAGCTTGTTATAGTGATGTAGAAAATAAGATAGAAAGAGCGATACCAGATGATATAAACTATCATCCTTGCATTATAGGAATTGACTATGCAGATATCCGAGATTTTGCATCTGCTGGTTTGCTTTTTAAAATAGATGGTGTTTACGTTTGGAGACAAAAGACATGGATTTGCAGGAACAGCCCATTTTTTGAATCAATTAAATTTCCTATAGAAAACAATATAGGATTAGAGGGATTCAATGATTATGAAATAGTCAACTCAGAAAGTTTAAGTATAAATGCGATTGTCGAATGGTGTATTGAACAAATGCAAAAATACAATGTGGTTAAAATCATCATGGATACGTATAGATTTAAGTTGTTTAGAGAAGTATTTGAACGAAAAGGGATTATTATAGAAGATAAGAAAAATCCAGCTGGACTTGTAAGAATGATTAGAAATCAAGGTGCAATCAATACATATGTAGCTCCTCTAATCGAAAAAGCATTTGTAGATGGAAATATTAACTTTGGGAATAGCGCCATCATGCGATGGTATACCAATAATACCGCTGTCAAAATGGACAAGTATGGAAATAAATCATATGGAAAAATAGAACCAAAATTAAGAAAAAATGATGGTTTTATGGCTTTTGTATGTAGTATTTCTGGAGAAGATATGTTAGATGAAACGATTATTTATATATAGAAAAAATGAGGAGGTGAATCAATGTTTCAATTTGTAAAGAAATTGTTTAATAAGGATGGTCAACTAGTTGATTACTATATCGATATGATGGCTGAAAAAAATAGACTTTCGCAGTTGGCATTAGAAATTGGATTTAATAAGATTGCTGATTTGATATCGAAATGTCCTATTGATGTTTACTCAACAGATAGTGATGCAATCAAAACGGAATATTGTTTAAATGTTAGACCTAACCCAAATGAATTTGCTACTGATTTTTGGAAACAAGTTGTTATAAAAATGTGTACAAGTAGTGATGGATGTTTAGTTGTACAAATGAGTGATGGAAATATTTATAGAGCTGAAAGCTTTGTGCAGTCGGATGATGTTCTATATCCTAGAACATTTTCAAATGTGGTTATTAGAAGCGGGAATAGAACTTATAAACTGGATAGGATATTTACATCAAATGATGCAGTCTTATTTAAGTATAAAAATGAAAAGTTGTTAGCTTATCTAAATGAAATCAATCAAGAAAATGCGATTGCTTGGAGTGCTGCTATAAAAGGAGTAAAGTCAAAACTTTCAAAATTTAAAATTCAAATGCCGGGGAATATACAAGTGTATAGTGAAAAAACCCGACAACCAATAACTGAAAATGAGTATACAGAAAAAATTAGAAAGGACCTTTCAAGTGATGATATAAGAGTTATCTTTTCTAGAAATGGACTCGACATAAGTGCAATTGACAGCAAGTCAACGATGACTGCTAGTGATGTCAAAGCATTAAAAGATGAAGTGTTCACAAATGTAGCGATTGCTTTAGGAATTCCAAAAAGTGTCTTTTATGGAGAAGTTACTGAAAAAAGTGATGCTAACAATGAATTTATTACGTATGCTGCTGATCCAATTATTCAAGAGTTAAATGATGGGATGAATGGATGTTGGCTTTCTCAGCTCGAATGGGAAAGAGGAGATAGGATTTTAATCAATACAGATGCAATCAAGCATATTGATGTCATCGAGCAAGCATCTAATCTTGATAAATTATATTCTAATGGCTGGTCTCACAACGATATTTTAAAATTACGTGGTAAACCACCAATCGATGAAGATTGGGCAAATGCTAGAAGATTTACTAAAAACTATGCTACAGGCATGGATGAAAATACGAAAGGGGGTGATGAATAATGAAGAAAGGACATGAAAAGTTCTATGAATTCAAAAAATCAAATGAAGAAATGACAGATCTTTATATTTATGGAGACATCACCTCATACAAGTGGGATGAAAGTGATGTAGGTGCCTATGACTTTTTAAAAGAATTGAATGATGTCGATACAGACAATTTAACAGTTCATATCAATTCATATGGTGGGTCTGTAAGTGAAGGTCTTGCAATTCATAATATGATTAAAGAATTCAAAGGAAATGTAACTACTGTATGTGATTCTTTTGCATGTTCGATTGCAAGTGTCATCTTTATGGCAGGAAAGGAAAGAGTCATGCATAAAGGTTCATTGCTGATGATTCATCATGCGTGGACTTGGGCAAGCGGTAATGCTAAAGATTTAAGAAAGCAAGCAGATGATCTAGATAAAATCACAGAACCATCGATTGTTATTTATGAAAAATATTCAAATCTTTCAAGAGATGAAATAGTTGAATTGATGGACAATGAAACATGGATTACTGCAGAAGAAGCTTTAGAAATGGGATTTGCTACATCAATCAAAGAAGATGATGATGCACAGCAATCAATCAATGAAATGTACTTGAATCATCAAGTTATGTTGAATAAGGATTTAGAAAAAGAATTGAATGAGGTAAAAGAAGCATTGAAACTTGAAAAGGCAAAAAATGAAGAGCCATTAACAGGTTGGAATGCTTTTTTTAATACAAAAAAATAGAAAGGAAAGAGAAAAAAATGAAATTTAATAAAGTAGATAAAGCTACATTAGAAAAAGCAAAAGAGATTTTAGAAAAAGCAGAAGATAAATCTCAAGCAATTTTAGAAGCAGTAGAATTAATCAATGAAGCTGCTAATAAGGATTTGATTGAACAAATCTTAAAAGAATCAGCAAATGCAAATGCAAAAGCTCAAAACTTCAATAAATTAGGATTAAGACAATTAAGCGATGAAGAAAATAAATTCTATGATGCTTTAAAAACAAATGTCAGACAAGCTATCGATGGAAAACAAATCGACTTGATCCCAACAACAATCATTGATAACACTTTAGCTGATGTAAAAAAAGCAAGTGATTTATTATCATTAGTATCTTTTGCTCCGGCTGACGTAAAAAAATGGTTATCAGCATCCAAAACTGGAACTTATGCTTGGGGAAAATTGACTGATGCTGTTAAAGGTGAATTAAGCGTTGCATTTGAAGCATTAAATATCGAATTAGGAAAAATCACAGCATATTTAGTTCTTCCTAAAGCAATTAGAGATTTATCAAATCCATTTGTTGATAAATACTTTACAGTAATTTTAGCTGAAACAATGAATGATGGTTTAGAATATGCATTCTTATTAGGAACTGGAGTTGAACAACCTATCGGTGTTTTCCGAAAAATAAATGAAGTCGAAACAAATGGAGAACATAAAATGAAAACTAAAAATTCAAAATTAACTGAATTTACACCTAAAGGTTTAGCTCCCGTAAAAACACAATTATCGCATGGTGGGAAAAGAGCAATTTCATCATTAGCGTTAGTATGTAATCCAAATGATGAAGCTGCTTATGTAGATCCTGCATTATATGTACAAGCACTAGCTGGAGGATATGTGCAAGTATCTAAAGATAAAATTAGAACAATTCCAACTGCAAATTGTCCTCAAGGACAAGCAGGATTATTTATTGATAAGCCTGATTATTACACAATGGGATTATCAGCAATTGAAGTTAAAGAATATGATCAAACAAAAGCAATGGATGATGCAGATGTCATTATTGCAAAAGCTTATGGAAATGGTAGAGCAGTAGATGATGATGTATGTTTCTACTTTGATCCAACAAAATTAGTTGAATATGTTCCAAAATATTTCCAAACAAATGCACAAACACAAGCAACTGAATAATTGAAAAAATGGATAAAAAAGTTATTGATAACTTGATAGATGAAATTAGAAAAGAGAAATTTATTCCTTTTTATTATGAAGATTCATCTATTAGAAATAATATCCGTGAGGGAAATTATCGCTTAACAAAACTAGTTGGAACTATTGATTATGATGAAGATTTGACTGCCAGAGCGCTATTAAAAAACTATGTGCTTTACGCATATAATAGTAGAACAGATGAATTCTTTGAAAATTACAGTGATGAGATTTTGTCGTGGCAAATGGACAAAGTTCCTTTGATTAAAAATGATGAAGAAAACTAGTAGAATTCATATGCCCATTTATAATGATGGGCTTTTTGAAGTTTTTGAAATCATAGAAGATGATAGCGTTCTAGCAAATACTTCGTTGCAATCAAAAGATATTTCTATGACATATCAAGAATTAGGAGTATCAGACAGATTAAGAAGTGATTTAGACTCTCACGATATTGATATTCAACTAAAAATTAGAGTTCCATACGTCAAAGGATTTATTGATTCAATGAGTGTTTTGAAAATTGATGAACATTTTTATAAGGTTTATAACATTTATCACTTTGTTGATAATAATGGATTTAAACAATCTGATATAACTCTTGTAAATTGGGAAGGAGAATATGATGAAGAAAACGGATTTTGTCAATGCATTAAGTGAGTTAGATATTCCAATCAACGAAGGTCAAAGCTCTGTCAATAATGCAAGTAAATATCCTAGAATCGTTTTTTGGGAAATTGCATGGGATGACAAACTAGCAAGCGATGATGTCTATATCACTATTGAAACGATTCAAGTATCATTCTTTTCTAGAACACCTAGACATTATAAATTACTTGAATTAAGAGACACTATGCGAAAATTAGGATTGCATCCTACGATCTTTCATGAATATGTAGAAGAAAAAAACAAAGATAGAAATTATTATCATTCTTACTTTTCGGTAGAATTAGAAGTTGATAATGATGAGTGATACAAGTGAATTTGATGGACTTCTAGATTTTTCAAAAGCATTAGAAGAATATGCGAAAGTATCTGATAATGTAGTGGAAGAGGAAGAAAAGATAGCACAAGATTTTGTCAAAGACTTATTGAAACTGCCCAGTCCTAAATCAAAGATTTCTAAAAGTGGATATACACATTTGATATTCACTTTTTCTTATAGAAAAAAAGCAAAAGAAATAGAGATAGGTTGGGGGAAATATTATGGTCCTATGGTCGAAAGAGGAACTATCAAGATGAAAAGTAGTCATCCTCATTTAGTACCTTTATGGAATAGAAATTCAAAAAGATATATAGAAAGTTTTAAAAAAAGAAATAATTTATAAAAATTAGGAGGTAGAAAGATGTCACAAAAAGAAAAAAGACCATCGATTAAAGAATCGGTCGGTGGATTGAGATATTGTTTTGCTACAACAAATGAAGTAGATTCTCAAATTTTTTCTGGTAAATACGAAGAGGAGGTTACTGTTTCAAATGTTGTTAAAAGTATCAAACGTACTGAAAACGGAGATACGACACCGGTATATGCATCTGCAAGAGATTATGATACAGTTTCTGATACTTCATCCGTTGATAGTGAAGTAGAAGTGGTTGCATTTGATCCTACTGACCTTGCAAAAATGCGAGGAGATGAAATTACAGAAAGTGGATTGATTTTAAAAGGTGGTTCAAGCGAACGTCCATTTTTTGCTTTTGGTCAAACTGTTTTCTATCGTCAAAATAGAAAAAAATTCAGATGGTATCCAAAATGTAAATTAACTTCTGATACTGATGATACAAATACAAAAGAAGAATCTTTCAGCGAACAAAATGATACAGTTACAATTAGAGCTTATCCATTTAACGATAAGGGACAAATTGCTGTTGAATTTGATACTGCTGTAAAAACTGCAACTGGTTTAACAGAAGAAAAATTCTTTAATCAAGTTATCACATCAGATGAAGATCTAAAAAAAGTAATTGCAGGTGATTAGTGATGGATAAACAAGACATCAAGTTAACGGATGGCAGGGTCATAGAAATTCAAGTCAGCTTTTTAACTCTTTATTTGATTAAAAACAATAATCTTGATAAAGAAACAAAAGCTTTAAAAAGAATGACTGATAAATATGAAAAGATGGATGATAAATCATCTGTTGCTGCTAAAAAACTGCATGAAAAAATAGAAGATAAACAATTCTATATGGCTGCAAAAATGATTTATGTAATTTTACGTTCTAATCGTGAAAAGGTTGAATTTGAAGATGCATTGGCATTATGCCCAATTGAACCAGATGCGATTGTAAATATAATCAAGCAGTTTGAAAATAAAATGGAAATCCTCAAAAAAAAAGGCAATATGAAGAATTTTGTGAAGAGCAAGAAATAGATTTCACGATGAATCTTTATCTTGCTTTGACACAGCTTAATTTATCAGAAGATGATTTTTGGCACATGAGTCCAATTACTTTTGATGAATTATTAGAAACTCATGTTGAATTCGAAAGGAGTAAAATAGAACATGGCTGATGATCTAAAAAGAGTCGGTCTTGTGTTCAAGGCTGATGGAACAGCTGATTTTACAAAATCATTAAAAACAATCAACGCACTGACTAGGGAAAACTACAGTGCTTTTTCTTTGGCTAAAAGTCAATGGGATAAATCAACATCATCATTGACAAAGCTAAAAGATACACAGTCATATTTGACAAAGCAAACAGAAACTTATTCATCAAGAGTTTATGCATTAAAAAGTCAACTAGAAGAACTTGAAAATGCAGAAAACAAAGATGAAAAGGCTATTGCCAATAAAAAGCAACAATTGAATAATGCAGAGTCAAGTTTGAATAAATATAAGAAACAACTTTATGAAGTAAACGCTGCTTTAGAAAGTGGTCAAGCTCAAATAGAAGAGTATGCTAAAAAGGTTGAAGCTTTTGAAAATAAGACAAAAGAAATAGGAAATGGATTAACTAAAAATGTTACTGCTCCTATTGCTGGATTAGAAGTTGCAGCTGTAAAAGTGGGTAGTGACTTTTCAGCAGGAATGAGTGAAGTATCTGCTGTTTCTGGAGCAACTGGAAAAGATTTAGAAGCTTTAAAAGATAAAGCAAAGGAAATGGGGGCATCCACTAAATTTAGTGCAAGTGAAGCTGCCGAAGCTATGAATTATATGGCAATGGCAGGATGGAACACGCAACAGATGATAGATGGATTGCCAGGTATCTTAAACCTTGCCGCAGCTTCTGGTGAAAGTCTAGCAAATACAAGTGATATCGTAACGGATGCACTAACTGCCTTTGGATTGAAAGCGGAAGATTCATCACACTTTGCCGATGTTCTTGCTAAAACATCATCGAGTGCGAATACGAATGTTTCTTTGATGGGAGAAACATTTAAATATGTTGCTCCTCTTGCAGGAACATTAGGATTCAGCGTTGAAGATACTGCTCTTGCAGTTGGTTTGATGGCAAATGCTGGTATCAAGGGTTCACAAGCAGGTACTGCTTTGAAAACAGCTATTGCTAATTTAGCAAGTCCAACTGACTCAATGAAAGAGCAGATGAAAAAATTAGGCATCTCAATTACTGATACGAATGGGTCAGTAAAACCATTGATTACAATCCTAGAAGAATTAAGAACTAAATTTGGGAAATTAAGCAGTGCACAGCAGTCAGCCGCCGCAAGTACAATTTTTGGAAAAGAATCGATGTCTGGAATGCTTGCAATCATCAATGCAAGTGACAGTGATTTCAATTCTTTATATGAAAATATCAAGAATGCAGATGGTGCTGCTAAAGATATGGCTGATACGATGCAAGATAACTTGCAAGGTGATTTGACTACGCTATCTTCTGCATTAGAAGGTGTAGGAATCAAAGTATCAGAAGTATTAGAACCAGCATTACGTGATATTGTAGAAGCAATTACTGATTTGTTTTCTTGGCTTAATGGCTTGGATGATGAAATAACTAATATCATTGTAATCATTGGAACTGTTGTAGCTGCAATTGGACCATTATTGGTTGTTATTGGAACGCTTGCAGGACCAATATCAACCGCGATATCCTTGTTTGGAAAATTCAAATTGGCATTGTTTGGAGCATCTGAATCAGCAGGAGCAATAGGTACAGTAGTCAGTGCATTGAGCGGACCACTACTTGCAATCATTGCACTTGTTGTAGCAATAGTAGCTGCACTTGTTAACTTGTGGAATACAAACGAGGGATTTAGAAATGCAGTTGTCGATATTGTAAATCAAGTCATGTCTATACTACAAAATCTAGCGGTCGTTGTTCAACCGATATTTGATACATTGAAAATTGCACTTCTTGCAATCTGGCAAGAGGCATTAGTTCCCTTATGGGAAAATTTTCAAATTGTCATAGCGAACGTCGTTACATTGATTTCATGGCTGTTCGATGGAATTAGTCCTATTATCAATGCAATTGTTTCATTGATAGAAATAATTGTTATTCCATTGATTCAAGGACTTTTGACAGTCATAGTTGGTTTTGTGACAAGTTCAGCAGGATTGTTAGGTTCATTTTTATCAAGTGTATCTGGAATAATCGATGCGGTAATTCAAGCTATTCGAGGATTGATATATTTCATTACTGGAGTATTTACATGGGATTGGAGAAAAGCATGGGAAGGTGTCATTGATATCTTTGGTGCGATTTTCAATACGATAAGAAACGTATGTAGGGCACCAATCAATGCAGTTATAGGATGCTTGAATGGAGCAATCAGCGGAATCAATAAAATGATTGATGGATTGAATACGCTTCATTTTGATATTCCCGATTGGGTTCCTGCACTCGGTGGTAAGAGCTTTGGATTGAGCTTAAGTCATTTAGGAAAGATTCCGGCGCTTGCTACTGGTGGTAACTTATTAAAAGGAAGTGCTATCGTAGGAGAACGAGGTGCAGAGTTGTTAACTCAAATGGGGACTCAAACAAGAGTAACTCCATTAACAGATTCCGGTGGTTCTAATAAACAAGAATTGATTGATTATCAAAGACTTGCAGATGTCTTTGTAAATGCTCTTATTAGAGCAGGGTTATCAATTAAACTAGATAGACGTGAACTAGGAAAGTTGATAAGAAGTGAGGTGTACTGATCTGATGAAAAAATATGATATTAGATATGTTGGCAACAAGGGGACAGTAGATTTAAATACTGCTCCTTATCTTATCAAAAATATCGAAACACTATTTGAAAGTGAAATTAGTTTCAACTCTACTTCTTATCAGCTTGACAATCGTAACGATATAGACAGCTTTTATTTTAATGGAACTGAAAAGGACATTGAAATCCAAGTATATAGAAAAAACAAAGAAGAATTGATTAATGATCTTGATTATATTTTTGGGTATGATTGCGAGATAGTACAAGCAGGTAAGCTTTATATAAATGATTACTATGCTTATTGTTATTTCATCAAGCCTAAACCTAATTATTTTGCTAAGTACAGCAATTTAGAAATGCTAACCTATACTGTTAGATTCTGTTCAAAATGGATAAAGGAAACAGTGATTGATTTCAATATGAATGATGATATCACTTCATCATCTGGTATGAAATATCCTTTTTCTTATCCTTTTTCCTATAGAGCAGTAAAGAAAGATAGATTTGTTAACAATATACATTTTGCTTCTTCAAAAGCAAAGATTATTTTCTATGGACCTTGTAAAAATCCAAGGATTTCAATTGCTGACAACATTTATGCAGTCAATACGGAACTTTTAAAAGAAGAGAGAATAGAAATTGATCCATTTGAAAAAACAGTTCTCAAGTATACCGCAGATGGTGTAGCAATCGATGTGATGGATGCTCGATATAAAAAATCAAGTATTTTTGAATTGATTCCAATTGGATTGAATCTATTTGAACAAACGACTCAATTCTCTGTAAGAGTGATTCTTTATTACGAAAGAGGGACTCCAGAATGGAAATAATGCACGCTAGAATTGATTCATCAACACGAAGTAATGATTTATATTTAAAGGAAATGCCAGTCATTGCAAAATTTAAAAAAGCTGAATTCATCATAGGAAAGAAAGCATCACTTGATGATAATGATTTCTATATTGAGTTATCAAAAGAATATTTCAAAAAAATGGATATTCAAAAAAATGACTTGATTTATATTCCTAATAGTGAATTTGGTGGATTTGCTAAAAAGATACAGAACGCAGATGATTCAACTGTCAAAATCACGGGAGTAAATTGGAGATACTTCTTACATCGCTTTGTTATATTTCCAAAATATAACAGCAATTATAAAGCAAGGGATGATTATTTAACTATTGATAATGAAGAAATCCATAAAGCTCTTGAAATATTATTCAATAATGTTTTCTATAGTGCTTTTTTAAAACTCTATAGAGTAAGTGATAAGGATACTCAAATCAATACAACTGTTTCATCAAGATATGATTATCTCTATGATAAGATCATCAATATTCTTGATGAAAAAAATATGAGGTTGAAAGTCTATCATACTTATGATTATGATGATAGAAATATTGTTGTTGAAGCAGTTGAAAAAAATGTCATCGATGATGTATATAACAGAGATTACAGTATAGAAATCACTTCAAGTATTGATTCTACCAACTCAGTAGATACAATGATTGCTTTAGGCAAAGGAGACTTGCACGATAGAAAAATCGTTTTGATTAAGCATTCTATCGATGAAGATGGAAATGATGCATTTGAAAAGATTACGGACTTGTCAAAAGATGAAATAGGAAATATCGATTCATCAATGTATGTCTATGATTATAAATCATGTGAAAGTGATGATGATTTAGTAGAAAAAGCGATTGAAGAATTTAAAAATCATCTAGAAACAAAAGAAATCAATTTAGGTGTTACTTCATTAAAAAAAGAATTAGAATTAGGCGATATCATTACAAGCGTTGATGATATCACGGGACTTTCTATTGAAACAGAAATCACTAGAAAGATTCTAACAATTGAAAACGGAATAAAAAAAATTGAATATAAGGTAG